TATTAATGGTGTTGATTATCCAATGTTTGCTTCAGATACGAGCACAATTACATTTAACAACGGTTGGAACTTTTCTAATATAGCTATCGAGCAAGGTACACTTACATCAGTATCATACACATATCAAAACAATACATTTGAACAGTATATATTACCACAAGCAAATGTAAATACAAGTTCAATTAAAGTTACTGTTGCAGATTCAGGATCTACTAATGCTGCAAAGGTGTATTCACTTAATACTAATATGGTAAACTTAGATGGTACGAGTGAAGTATATTTCTTAGAAGAAACCCGTGACGGATTTTATGAAGTTAAATTTGGTGATAATATTCTTGGTAAGAGACCGGGTAATGGTAATACAGTAACAATCGAATATTCTTATATTACATCAGGTATAGATGTAAATGGTGCTACAGTATTTGAAATGACTGGTTCACTTAATGGTAACACAGATGAAACAATTACACTTGTAACAAAAGCGGTAGGTGGTGCACCAAGAGAAACAAAAGAAGCAATTAAGTTTAATGCTCCATTATCATTTGTATCTCAAAATAGAGCGGTTACACCTGATGATTATAAGGCAATCATTCAAAACGAATTTGGAGATGTAGATGCTGTATCGGTATGGGGCGGAGAATCACATGATGTTCCTGATTATGGTAAAGTGTATGTGAGTATTAAACCAAAATCAGCAGATACATTAACTGAGGTGCAGAAAGAAACAATTAAAACACAAATCCTCAAGCCTAAAAACGTCGTAAGTATTACCCCGGTTCTTATTGACCCTGCTTATATCTACATTGATTTAGAAGTTTTCTTTAAGTTTAATCCTAACTTAGCTACAGTAACTGCATCAGGGTTGGCAACATCTATAAGGAACACATTAGTACAACACAACACAGATATATTAAAAACATTCGGTGGAGTATTTAGATTATCAAATGTAGCAAAGAAAATTGATGATACTAATATTGCCATTATATCTAATGTTACACGAGTAAAGATGACTCAGAAGATTACACCTACACTTGGTACTGCGAAGGCCTATTCATTAAAGTTTAATCAACCACTAACTGATTTAGATGGTACGAGTTCTTCAACTGGTTCTTATGTAACATCAAATACATTTACATTTAATGGCACAGCTCAAGCAAAACTAAAAGACTTTTATGATTCATCCTCGGATACACGTATCATTCAAGTGGTTGACTCAGGTGGTTTAATATTAGATACAAACGCTGGTACGATAAATGAAACTACTGGGGTAGTTACACTTACCTCATTTAATCCAACTGCATTACCTACAGGGCAAACTACTATCGATGTCACAGTTAAACCAGCGAGTACTGATGTATCTCCTGCAAGAAACGTGTTACTTAGTATACAAACTTCAAGTGCTGCCATTTCAGGTGAGATAGATACAATGGCTACTGGTGGTACAACTGCTGGTATTGATTATAATACAACGAGCGCGTAATGTCAAATAGTCTTGGAAAATATAATATATCATCTTACATAGATGAACTAGTACCTGATCATGTAGAGTCTTCATATCCTGATCTAGTTAATTTTCTTAAGACATACGCATTATATTTAGAGCGTCAAAACGAATCAGGATTTTATCTTAACTCATTAGATATTCAAAGAGATATCGATCACGTAGAAGAGAATCTACTTACTGAGTTGCAGAACGAAATTGGTATTGCTGTACCAAGAGACTTCGCTACAGATCCAAGGATGTTTTATAAGCGTTTAGTTGAATTCTATAAGTCACGTGGTACACCTGAATCTATTACAGCATTCTTTAGAATGATATATGATGATGAGGTAGAAACATATTTTCCATATGTAGATGTATTAAATCCTTCAGATGGAGATTGGACAGATCAAGCGGCGGCAGTTCAAGCTGATAGAACAGCATTTACTCCAATAAACACATTTACAATATCAGGTACACCAACTGAAGTAACTGGAAATAATGATGCAGGTAACCCGGCATTATTTGATGATGATATTGTGTTTGTTAATAACGATTATAAAACTCCAGGTACAGATTATACCGAATCAGTTTATTCTGATTCGACTACTAAATATAAATTAACATTTGCAAGTGCATTATCAAATGGTGATGTTGTAAGAACATATGCAAAGGGTTTATTTACATCAGCTAATGGATTCTTATCAGATAAAAAGTTTATTCAAGATTCTTATTATTATCAAAAGTTTTCATATGTATTAAGAACTGGTGCAAACGTAGCAGACTGGAGTAACGCATTTACACGATTAGTACACCCAGCAGGATTTAAGTTCTTTGGTGAGATTGCAATATTTATTCAGTTACTTACATCGGGAAATAACCAAACACAATTTGGTAATCAACTACCAGCTGGTGAAATTAGCTTTAACATCGGTGCATTCCAAGTTGGACCAGCACAATTTAATACACATATATTAGAGAAATCATATACTCACTTTGCTAACGGAAGTTCTGAGCTGAGTAAGATAGGTATGCAAAACCATTGGGATAATATGAAGTTTAGATATTTAGGTCCAAACTCAGATTTCGCTCATTGGACACTGCAAGATAGTATAAATAACAATATAAGTACACAATTCGGAATGGGTGGAGCTAGTTCACTCGTTATTTCATAAAACTAAGGAAAAGACATGGCAGCAATAATCACAAGTAAATTCAGACTGGATACAACTAATAAGTTCGTTAATAGTCTAAGTGATAATCAATTCTACATGGCCCTGGGACGGCCAAACGCATGGGCAGATGATACTGTTCCAGATACCCCATATGAAAATGACTATGCATCACACACTTTATGGGAAAACATGTTCGCCATGAAGAGAGTTGATGCTGCAGACATTATTCATTGTTCACCAAGAAACTTATGGGTTTCTGGTACAACATATGCAGAATATGATGATCAAGATACAAACATAGAGAGCAAAGTATATTTTGTTATTTCAGCAAATAATAATGTATATATGTGCTTGAAAGCAGGAGCAGGAGCTTCTACTACTAACCCGGATACTACAGGTGTTCAAACATCGGGTGTTATTAATCACAGTGGATCAGATGGTTATATATGGAAATACATGTATACAGTCCCAACAGCTGATGTAACTAAATTTTTAACGTCATCATTTATACCAGTAAGACATATTAAAGAAGCACCAGCAGGTGGATCTGATACGGCATTGACTAATCAATGGGCAGTACAAGGTAATGCTGTTGATGGTGCAATCTATAATATGAAGATTACAAATGCAGGAACTGGATATACATCAGCTCCTACAATAACAATCTCAGGTAATGGATCAAGTGCTGCGGCAACAGCTACAGTATCTGGTGGTGCTATTACAGGTATTACAATGACAAACGTTGGTTCAGGATATCGTCATGCAACAGTTACAATAACTGGTGGCGGTGGTTCAAATGGTGCAATCAGACCAGTTATTGGACCAGTTGGCGGATTTGGAGCAGATCCTACAAATGATTTAAGAGCACATTATGTAACAATCAACACTGTATTTACTGGTGATGAGTCTGGTGCAATTCCTGATTCAAATGACTTTAGACAAATAGCAGTTGTTAAAAACCCTATTGAGAAAGCAAATGAGAGTGCAACAGTCTCAGCTACTGGCTCAATGGTTGTAGGTAATTTTTATAAGATCTTAACAATAGGAAATACTACCGATTCTAATTGGGCAGCTGCAGGTTCAACAAGCGGCAATCCAGTTGTTGGTGAAATATTTAAGGCTATTGCCACAACGATAACAGGTTCAAGCACAGGTACTATTGCACAAGTTGCAGAAGCAAGTGCATACAATACATGTAAGAGTGTTACAATCCCAGCTGGATTAGCATCTACATATGTTGCTGACTTTGCATTTGAAGGTCATACTGGTGGTACGGTTGGTGCTAAGGGTATCGTTGTAGAATACAATAACACAAGCGGTGTATTACATTATATACAAAACGAAACTACTGGGTTCGGTACATTTACTACTTCACATTTGACAAGAGCAACTGGTTCATCAACTGCTGGTAATCAAATCTCAGCGGTAGGTGCACCTCTCATTAATCATCATCAAGGTGATGTGATGTTTGTAGAGAATAGAACAGCTACAACAAGATCCGCAGGACAAGTAGAAACAGTAAGATTAGTAATCGCATTTTAAATAGGATAGAAACATGGCAATTTCATTTAACGTAGAACCATATTGGGACGACTTTGAGTCGGTTGCATCGGGCAACACACTCAGCCCTAAAGAACAATATCAAAGGATATTATTTAGACCCGGTAAGGCGGTACAAGCACGAGAGTTAACTCAACTGCAAACATCTTTACAACATCAGATCTCTTCTACAGGAGATCATTTATTTAAGGATGGTTCTGTTGTTGTACCAGGAGCGGTGCATCTACATAATAAGATTGACTATGTAAGACTATCAGCATGTAACACAAGTGCAGTTGCAGATATTATTGGTACTGAATACACTGATAGCTCAACTGTTGCTCGTGTTGTCCATGCTACATTAGCAAGCGGTGATGATTCTATTACGTTATTTGTACAATATATTTCAGGTTCGGTGTTTGCCGCAGGTGCTTCATTAACAGCAAGTGGAAGTAAGACAGCTACAGTTGCAAGTTCTAATGATGCGAATGGTAAAACA